AACCCAATCGTCGTTGTAGTCGAATCCGATGCCCTGCGAATAACCATGCAGTCCGTGACGTTGCCATTCAACCGCCGCGTAGAGTACGCCGCCTCCGCTCCGCTTCCGTAGCTCTCATTCAATAGCCCCGTAAAAGATGGAGCGGCTGTTACCTCTTCCCACGTCTGTATGAGCGTAAAGGGAGGGGTGCCGTAAGTGTCGCCGTCCCTGAACCCTTCGAACGTGCTTTCCGTTGAGCTATACGCGGTATCGTCTGCGAACGTGTGGATCAAAGTGAAGTCACCAATTACCGCCCCGCTTTCCAAGAAGCCTGTCTTTTGGTAGATCTTCCGCTCAATTACCTTCCCCGCTGTGGGCGTGTCGCTTTGCGCGTCGATAAAGATTCCGTCCCCGTCTGCCTTGACCGTATACACGCGCTCCGGAAACGGGAGGATGCTTTGCTTGTTCGTTTCGGCTTCGTCCTCGAATCGGTTGGTAAAGTTGGGGAGGGCTTGGAATGCGCTCGTAGTGGCGTTGTAGATAAGAGCTTGATTCGCCGTCGGGGTCGTAAGTGAAACATCGCTCAAGTCGTTGAGTTCCGTAGGTACATCCGCCGTATTCGCTTTGGCATCGAGTGCCGTTTGCGTAGCCGTAGAGACGGGCTTATCTGCGTCGCTCGTATTGTCTACGTTCCCGAGTCCTACATCGGCCTTCGTTACGTTATCGTTCACCCAGTTATCGCCGTCGTAAATGAGGGCTTCACGGGCTGAGAGTTGACCCAGTGAAACATCGTCGAGGTTTCCTAGGCTTGTCGCGCTTTGATCGTTGGCAGGAATCCATTCACCGGTGGCGTCGTCATACTTCAACACTTGCCCGTCGGTGACTCCGGTAACGTCTACATCTGTCAACCCTGCAAGCGTATCCACGCCGCCCGTATCCAAAGTAACTACTCCGTCTCCGTCATCTGTTAGGGTGCCGTTCGTGACCTTGATAGTTCGAACGGATGGAACGTCAGTCGCTCCGTCAAGGGTAAGCATACGAAGCACCCCGCGCCGGGCATACGTCACCTCTGTACCTCCTGGCTCTACTCCGTCAATAGGGGCGTTACAAGCGTCCCACTCGTAAGGGATCGCCACGGACAAATCTAAGAGAACGCCAGAGAGTACGTTCTTCGTCTCTTCTTCTAATGGTGTCGTCGTCGCGTTTACTACTTCGTAATCCTGAGCGAATAAGAAGATGTTTCCGCCGTTCTTAATGTCCGCGATGATGTCCTCCGCACATTGCTCCGCGTCGCTAACCACCTCCTTTTGACGGTCTACCTTCTTCGTCTTGTCGCCGGGTACATCGAGGATATACACCTCAAGGTTGTAGGTCTTCGTCCCTGCGTCGTAGGTGGCTCCCGTGTATACGAGATGCATAAGTGGGAAGGAGGTAAACTTCGTGAGGTCTACGTCATCGGGAGAGCCAAACGAAAAGGTCTCAATAAAGAAGTGATTCTCCGCGAATATCTTGAACCTTTCGACTATGTTATTGAACGTGATCATGTGCGAGCTTGTCTTTTAAATAGCTGAGATGTTGGAAGACGACTTGAATAGGGAGTTCCGTAATCTTGTCCATCTTGAGGAGGTCTTCACCTGCGAGGGCGTGGAGGATGTGATACCATCCCCATTTTTCGCCGACTGGATCGCTGCCTCCGCTACCTCCAATAAAGAGAACTTCATATCTAGAAGCAGTTCGTTTCTGGTAGTCCAAAAAAAAAGCAGCGTACCCGATACGAGGTCAGCGGGCATCTCCTCAAATATGGACGCGTCTTCTTTTGCGGTGTATTTCTTTACCTCGTATTTCTCTCCGAGTTCGTAGGTAACCTCCCGGAAGAGACCCGCCATTACTTTGTGCGCGTTCTTCCAGAAGTCCTCGAGGTAGTTTTCGAGGTCGATCCATTCGCCCGCCGTAAATGCGTCCCAATCGGGAACGAATCCGAAGCGTTTTCCGTCCATCTCGACCACCTTCTCGAATCGTGCGGTCTCTTGGGTAAGGAGTTGGTCTATATGCGCTCCTGCGGCTTCTATTAGCTTCTGAGGCATCGTCCGTAACTTCTCTACGGATTGCCCGGTACAAATGGAGATGCGTTCGAGTTGGTTCTCGCTGGTCATCATTACTTGGAGTTCCCCAAGCGTGAGGTCTGACCATCTATGAGGGAGGCGTAATTCCATCGTTTAAATAACTTGCTTTGTTCGGTTTCCTTACAAAAACGGTTTGCGTGAATCGTGCGTGGATTTTGCGTGTTTACGGGAATTTGACGGGTGACCCGAAAGTTAGGGCAAAAAAAAAGCCCCCGGAGGGGCTTCTATTGGTCTGGTGGTTTTAAGCGATTGCGTATCGGTTGCCGTCAATCTTGGTGTGAGCCTTCATTAACTCGATGTTCCCGTTTTCGGTTATTACTTCTACCCATTTTCCGAACTGGTCTTCTTCGTGGCCGATTACAGTAAAGCGGAAGTCCGTGTTTGCTTGGTCGTTGCAGAGAACTGTTGTTCCGAAGGCGAGGTTTGAGAGTGTCATTGTTTCTGTTTGTTTCGTTTGATGTCTCAAAGATAAGGAACTTTTCTTTTAGTTTCCAAACTTTTCTTTCTTTTTTTCTATCCGATAGCGTAAGCCCCGAAGTTGGGGTTGGTTTGGTTAAAAGTGATTGCATACCGCATCGCGTCGATAGCGTGGTTAAATTGGTCTACCGGTTCATTCAGTTGCTTGCCGTTCTTATCCTCCTTCCATTTGTAGTTGCGTAGCTCTTTAATAAGGTTCACACTCCGCGCCGTGATAAGTAACGGGCGCGAATGGAGGAACTGGATTCCGCTTCTAACCGAATCGCGTCCCTTTCTTGCTCCGTGAGTATTGAATCCGTGGCCGTGTATCTCGTCGATGCTCTTGGGCTCGGCGGAGTCACATATAACAACATCCGATCTATTGACGTTATTATCTCGGAGCATTTGCGCGATATTGCTATTAGTGAGGCGCGTTGCGTAGCAGAGTTCATCGACTGCGAAGCCGTGGCCGTCGGTGTAGACTCTGACGATGGCGGTTGGGTCGTTCGTGTATCCGAAGTCGAGCCCGATGTTGAGGAGTTTGTATTCATTTGGTATCTGGTCTATTTCTTTCCAATGGGTGAAGATGGTTGCTCGGGATGTTCCTCGCTCTCCGAGTCCGTACACCCTCCAGAAGTTTTCATCTGCTTCTTTGAAGCGTTCAATTTCCAGGAGTACACTTTGCGGGAGGAACGGGTTATCCTTGTACGTTGTTTTGAAGAAGTCGCAGTCATCGCGTTCGGGTAAGTCGTAAAGCCAGTGAAATTCGTCGGAGGGGTTGAAATCTACAATGATTCTCCCCGTGGTTCTTAGGATAAGTTGCCGCCAATCTTCGAGGGTTATCTCGTTGGCTTCGTTGATAAAGAGAACGTCACGCTTTCGCCCTCGCACCTTCTGCGGTTGATCCACCGAAATAAACTCTACGAGATTTCCCCATAACTGGTAGGTGGCTTCCGATTTGTTGTGGAGTTCCACGTTGTATGCGTCCTCGTTTTCGAGTATCTCGAAGAAGTCCCTCATTGCTGTAGCACGAAGGGCGGGGAATGTCTTCCGGCAAATGGTTACCACGAGGCCGGAGTTCTTGTGGCAAAGCTCTATGAGGCTTTGAAGTATCGAGTACGTCTTGCCGGATCGCGTCCCGCCTTGGTGTACTTGGATGCGCTTCTTTGAGTTCCTGACGTGGTAATATGTGGCGGGGAGTTTATTCATCCAACCACGAGAGGGGCTTCTTCTCTTGAACCTCTATCTCTTGCCGTTCGATATATCCGCGCTTCTTGCCTTTGGTCTTTAGAAAGAAGATAGTCGCGGCGGGGTTGCCTTCTTTTACGAGCTTGTAAAGGTGGCTTTCTGCGAAGTCGAGAACACCGTCTTGAATCGATGCAACCGCGCTCTTATATTCTTCGTCCGACTTCAACCAAGCGTAATGGGTCTGCCGGGATATATCGACCATCTTACAAGCCGTCGATACAATGCCCAACGACTTCTCGAGGGCTTCAAGCATTGCCGCTTTTTTAGTGTCAGTTCTGTCAAGTTTTACCGCTTCCATTATTTACCGCAGAGTTCGCATTTTGGTTTCTCCTCTTTCTCTTCGTTCTCTTCTTCTTGTGGATCCCATACGTTTAGACCCCATTCGTTTAGTTCGGTTGCGTCCCATTCATTTGCGAGTACGTCGAAGTCGTGTTCTCCTGCGCTTGTGTTGTCTTTGATCGTGAACTCTCTTTCTTTGGCTTCTCCCCATGTAGCGAAGTAAACCGGGGCTTCTGTCAGTCCTGCCGCTTTGCAGGCTTTGTACCTCATATTTCCTCCGATGATTACGCCGTCCGGGTTTACGACTATGGGACGCGCTTCGAGCATCTCCGGGAAGGTCTGGATGCTTCGAACGAGTTTCTCGAACTTGTCTTCTTTAATCGTCCGAGGGTTGTTCGGGTTCTCCCGGATCTCCGAGAGCTTCGTGAGCTTGAACGATGACGGCTTCGAGGGTTTGTCTGAATTCGACATTGTGAACGGCTAATG